GAAAAAATCAGAATTAACTACTTTTATTAAAGAAGAAATTTTAAGCACTTTAAATGAAAGTCCTTCATCTGAAGAAATAAGAATGGCTAAACAAGCTGTAAACAGATTTATGAAATACAGAAATGTAGGACAAGATGAAGCTATTCGTGATTTAAAAAATGCTTTAGATATTTTAGAATCATCCATGGAAGAAGCAACAATTGAAACTTCACCTGAAGATCTAGCTAAAGTAAAACAAACAGCAGATAAAGATGATGTAATTAAAGTTACAGAAGAAGATGAGGATGCACCTGCCGGAGATACTGAAATAGAAAAAAAAGCTACCAAACAAGACCAAGTAATAAATAATTATAAAAGATTACAAAAAGATTTAAAAAAACATCTTGAAATGTATAAAGATGCTGAAGGAGATTCAGCTAAAAACTCAGCACTACAGATGATGAAAAAAATATCTCAGAGTGCAGAATATTTAGATGCTAAAGCTAAATACGAGAAGTTAAAACAAATTAAATAATAAGTTATGTTTAAATGGTTAAAGAAAAATTATCCATTATTCATTATAATAGGAGCATGTATAATAGCCTTTAATTTTTTTGGTGAAAAAGAAGATTATGTAAATGAATATAATGCTAAGATAAAAGCATTAGAGGCAAAAGTAGATTCATTACATTCTGAAAATAATGAATTAGTAAATGAATCTAAGCTATTAGAAGAACAAATAGCAGGTTATGATGAAAAAATCAAAAACCTAAATATAAAAATAAATGTTATTAAGAATGAAACAAAGCAAAAAGTTGATGCTGTTGATTTCTTTGGTGATGATGAGCTTGAACGTTTTTTCGCAGAACGTTACAAACACATCCTTGAAGGACAGCACCAAGATACAATTAACTAAACCAGTCGCTAGATTAGTTATAAAAGACTTAATCCAATACGATGGGGTTAGTATTGAGATGCAGACCATGCAATCTATTTTGACAGAAACTAATAATAAATTACTTACTCAAACTGATTTAGTTACAAATTTAAGACAACAGATTAATAATTTTCAAAGCATTATTAATCAACAAGCTAATCAAGTAGCTTTATCTAAAGAATTAACTGCAAGATTAGAAGCTGATTTAAAAAAGCAAAAATTTAAAAATAAACTAACAGCAGGAGCAGGTATAGTAGGTGTAGTAGCTGCAGTATTATTAGTAAAATAAATGTCTGAATTAAAAAAAGTAATACGTCAAGAATATCTTCGATGCGCACAGGACCCTGTCCATTTTATGCGTAAATATTGCTATATACAGCACCCACAAAGAGGACGTATACAATTTAATTTATTCCCATTCCAAGAAAAAGTATTAACCCTAATGAGAGATAATCCTTATTCGATTATCTTAAAATCTAGACAGTTAGGTATTTCTACTCTATCTGCAGGTTATTCTTTATGGTTAATGTTATTTGCTAAGGATAAAAATATTCTTTGTATTGCTACAAAACAAGAAACAGCTAAAAACATGGTTACAAAGGTAAAATTCATGTATGAAAATTTACCTTCATGGCTTAAAGTAGACTCAGATGAAAATAACAAATTAACACTAAGGTTAAAAAATGGATCCCAAATTAAAGCTACTTCAGCAAGTTCAGATGCAGGTAGATCTGAAGCAGTATCCTTATTATTAATTGATGAGGCAGCTTTTATTGATAATATTGGAGAAATTTGGGCCTCAGCTCAACAAACCTTAGCAACTGGTGGTGGTTGTATAGCACTATCTACTCCTTATGGTACTGGTAATTGGTTTCATCAAACTTGGACAAGAGCAGAAGCAGGTGAAAATGAATTTTTACCCATTAAGTTACCTTGGTATGTACACCCAGAACGAGACCAAGTATGGAGAGATAGACAAGATGAATTACTAGGAGACCCTAGAATGGCAGCACAAGAATGTGATTGCGATTTTAGTACTTCCGGTGATATTGTATTTTATCCTGAATATATTGATTTTTATGAAAAAACTTATATAAAGGATCCTATGGAAAAACGAGGTGCAGACCAAAACTTATGGGTTTGGGAATCACCTGATTATACTAGAGATTATATTGTAGTAGCTGATGTTTCAAGAGGTGATGGAAAAGATTATTCAGCATGTCATGTAATTGATGTAGCAAATAATGTACAAGTTGCAGAATATAAGGGCCAAATTGGTACAAAAGAATATGGTCATTTACTAGTTGGTTTAGCTTCAGAATACAATGAAGCAATGTTAGTAATCGAAAATGCAAATATTGGGTGGGCAACTATACAAGTTGCTATCGATAGACAATATCCTAACCTCTACTATTCACAAAGGAGTGACTCCCCAAATGCTGATTCGTATTTTGATAAGTATCAAGACCACTCTAAAATGGTAGCTGGTTTTACAATGTCTTCTAGAACTAGACCTATGGTAGTAGGTAAATTTCAAGAATACATTAGTGATAAAGGAGTAACAATTCAATCTAAAAGATTGATAGAAGAAATGAAAGTATTTATTTGGCGTAATGGAAGAGCAGAAGCACAATCAGGATATAATGATGATTTAGTTATGTCTTTTGGTATTGCGATGTATATTAGAGATACAGCTTTAAAGTTAAGACAACGTGGTTTAGATGTTACAAGAAATGCTTTAAATAATATAAAAGTAAATAGAACAACGTATCAGGGAGGTTATTTTTCTAGTGG